GTGTCCGTGTTTAGTTAGTTTCGTATGCTTGGTAAATCTTTCTTAGGTTGAATACAATCTCTCTGAAACAAGAAGCGCAAGAGGATGGCTCTAACCGTATCTTCATTACTCGTGAGTAGATTTCTCTTACTCTTGTTACTTCGCTTGGTTTGAATGTTTCTCGTTCAAGGATTCGTGTTTCCGTAAGCCAGTTATACTCGTCTTCAGTTAGACATTCGGGTTTGCGGTATGGAAACCACTCGTTGAGTTTTTGCTTACGCTCTTCGCATCCGCAGTCCTCTCCTGCTATAAAGTTAACGAGCTTCTTGATGCCTGTTACCTCAGTTATTTGCTCTATGGTATCTCCTAAGCCTTGTGCTTTTCTTGGTGTTCGTGTTTTTGCCATTTTAGTTATATTAAATCAAAATCATTATTACTGAAATCTTCGTAGTCTTCTCCGACTCCTTCTTTCAATCGTTCTTTGCAGTTCTTTAGCGTGTTAAAAATAGACGTGAGTGAGATGCCTGAGTCTTTAGCTATGTCTCTCATTGATGCGTTGCCTTCCTTGTAGACTTTAAATAGCATTGAGTCATACCAATGCCAGTTGTCCATCTCTTCGTTGATTCTTTGGTGTAGTCTTTCAAGGGCTTCGTGTTTATCTAATTCTGAATCTTCGTCTGCTACTCCTCTTACTTCGTCTAAAGATAAAAACTGAACACTACCAGTTTTGTTTATTTCGAATGCTCGGTTGCGAAGCATCATCCACATCAATGCAATGTTTGGTTTTCCGTCTTTGAGTATCTTCTCCTCGTAGTTGTACTTTACAATTCTAAGGTAAACATCCTGTACAACATCTTCTGCAAGGTCATACTCTCCAAATGAACGGACTATCTTTACCCATTCTTTGTGGTGGTCTGCTAATATTTTGAGTGCATCCATTTGATTAAATTCTAAACAAATATAAGTTTAATTTCTAATCACGCAAATAAATTAAAAAAGCCACCTGTTAAAGTGGCTCTAAATTGTTTAAGTAAATCTCTCGTGAAACGTAGTTATCTATCTTGTGTAAGGTTGATAAGGTTACGCCCTTTCGCTGTAGGAAGTTGTTTAACTGAAACTGGTGCATCTTTAGTCCTTTGGCTTTTATGTCTTGGACTATTTGGTTTCGTGTTTTTACAAGCAGTATCCTATTCAGTTGCTTTCGCAATGTGTCATCGTCAATGTACATCAGAACGGCAGATCATCGTCAATACTATCTCCAACTGGTCTGCGCTCTTCAGTGGGAGCTACATACGGCTCGCTGAATGAAAGAGACATAAAAGAACCATTTTTTCCTTGTTTTACCCAAGCAGCAATATCCATCTCTTTACCATTTGCGTTTGCCTTACCTTTGTAGTCAGGATGATTGTCCGTTCTCTTGTTTGTGTTCTTAAATAGAACTCCTGTGTTTAACTTGTTTTCCATTATATATTAAAAATTAAATTGATTACTAAAATTAAGGCTACTACTGTTACTATTATCATTGTGCCAATAGCTCCCATCTCCTCTCTGCTTTTATCTTGTCGGGTTGGTTTATATTCTTTTTGTTTCATCGGTCAAATCTTAGGTCAAAAGTTAAGTCATACACTTCCATCCAACCGTGTAGCATTTTTCGACATTTGTGATATGTCTCTATCTCAGACTCAGTTAGTTCTCTGCCTTCGTTATCAAATCCGTCTTTTGACAATTGTTTTAACTCTTTAGAAAAGTCTAACATAGCATCTTGCCAATCCTTGCCTTGCATTGCAGTTACTGCATCAACTTTGTTTTCATATTCAATTGTTATCTTCATCTTATTCTGATTTATTTAGTTCGTGTTTTACTTGCTTCTCGGTAGCCGTCTGAATACCCTTTGACGTAATGAAGCTCAATCTCCTTTTTAATGCGGCTCAAATAAAGCGTGGCATCCATTAGTTCTTCGAGCAGGTGGTTTATCCATTGGTCAAGCGTTAAATCTTCTCGGTCTAATGTAGTTCCGTATTTCTTTAGTCCAGTTGCTGAGCGTTCTGCATACTTTGCCATAACGCTTAAAACTACTTTGTCGGTTACTTCTTGGTTCATAGCATTTGGATTAGTGCGTTGTAATACTCACGAGCAAGTTCTATCTTTTCTTTTATCTGCTCGATTACTTGTTCGTCTTTTTGTACGTAGAATACTTTAACTCTGCGGTTCTTTGGTATGTGTGAAAACTGGTGCTTACTCTCTACCTCTTCACGCAAATCTAAGTCCTCATCAAGTTTGTGCAACTTCCAATGCGCTTTACGGATTTCGTCCTCTACCATTTCAATAGGAGTATCAACAAGGCAGTAGCAAAGCATTGACTGTTGCTTTCCTGTTAGCCACATATAACCCTGAAGTTGGTAATAATAGTCCTTTGTAGGTATCTCAGTCTCAAAAAACGGAAACGTTGTAGCATCCCAAGAGCTTTTAACGTCAAGCAATACATCTTCCGTGTTTACGTCAGGTGTGCCAGTTATACAATCGTTTGTAAAATGCTCCTCATTCTTGTATATAAAGTTTAGTTCTAAGACATCATTGACCAACGAGATAGACTCGTCTTCAACTGCGTTGCCTTTGTCCGTGTAACGGCTTGAAAACTCCTTCTTGATGCCGTATTTATGTTCTAACACTAACTCGTGTATGTAAGTCTTTGCCGTTTGAGACAAGAACTCACTTTTAGAGCGAGGTGTAGCCATCAGTTTTCCGATAGCTGAACACCTAATTTTGAGAGTCTTCATAGTGCGTTAAGCATATCCGTTTGACCTTCCGTTAATGAGAACGATGCTTCAAGCTTCTCACGAGTGTATTCGCCTTTTGCAATGGCTTGTACTGCTGCTGCAAATCGCTTTTGGTCAATGGAAGGTAGTTTCTTCTCGGTTTTAACTTGTTCTCCTGCACCATCGGTATCTTTTTCCGTCACAAGTGCAAGCGCAGCCGAGATGGCATAACGACGGTAGTAGGTCACACCCGAACCGAAGGACTGAAAATCATTCATACCCTTCAACTGAACGTAAGGAATAGCAATTGAGCTTTCGATGTGTTCGCCAGTCTCAACGTGGAATACCATTGTAGCGATGTAGTTAACATCATCCTTTGTGTGTAGGGTCTGAGTGAATCCAAGTCCGTGTTTTTTCAGCAGCGGATTGATTACTTCAAAGATTTTAGGCAAGTCAGCATAAGAGTAGCCGTAGCCTTGTGTTGCCTTGTGGATTACAGGCACTTCTTGTTGGAATGAAGCCAACGATTTTAATAAATTCTTCATAGCGTTTGTTTTTAATTATATACAAATATAGGTATTATTTTTAATTGTTGATACTTTTATCTAAAAAATTTAGCTTGAATATAAAATTAAAGGTTTTTAAATCACTCAAATGCAGTTTTGTCATTAGGTCTTTTCTGCCTTTTCTTGTATAAAGTTTCTTGTAACAATCTTTAAAATCATAAACGTATTCTATTTGTACGTTTTTCCTACAGTAATCTAATAATTCGTTTTTTCTTACTACCCAAAAACATTCCGCAAATTGAAATGCAATAAATTCTGCTTTGCTATTAGCACTACAACTACCAGCATATCCATTTACATTTTTAAACTCTATCACGATAAATCCTTCTTTATGGCTTTTTTTAAATCCTTTAACATCAACACCTTTTCCATATACCCAAAAATCTATATGGTCATAAATATCCTCTTCCTTTGTTGATTCAAATACCTCAATTGAATTTAGTTGACACGCTTTTACAAACATAGTTGCACCAGCTTGACCTGTGTTCACACTATTCTCAATGTGTTGTGCGCTCGACATTGATTTGGCTTTATTTGAAATCATTTATTTTTTGTTTATAGGTTTTGATTATTTCTTTTAGTTCGTCTTTCGTAAATTTTCGTGTTACCCTTGCTTTTGCTTCCAGTTGATTAAATCTCTCCGATCCAATCTTAGTCAGTAAGTGATGACGGTACTCAATCAAGTTGCCTGATAAGTAGCTATTGCACCTTTCACATTGTAAGTGTACATTGTCCTCATCAAAACGCACATTCCAATGATTGTTAGCGTTGTAGAAATGCCCTGCGTTTACTTTCTTAGGTACTTGCTTACAAGATATGCAGAGTTCGTCTTTATCTCGCATCCTGATGAACTTATTGAATACTATTTGAGCTGCCTTGACAAGGTCTTGAACCGTCTCTAAATCCTGCTGCATTGCTTTCTTTTTCTTTTCCCAGTTCTTTACTTTGGCTTCTTGTACCCAAGCATCAACGCACATCTTATTAAAGCAATATTTTTGATTGAAGCGGATAGGCTCAAACTTCTCCTTGCAGTTTTTACATCTCATAATGGCAAATTTTTAAGGATTTTGTAAAGTACATTCACAACGATTGAATTTCCTGCTTGCTTGTATGCTTGCGAATCTGATACTTTCCAAGTAAATGTATCAGGAAAGTCCATTAGTCGGAAACATTCTCGTGGAGTTAATCTGCGGATCCTGTAATCATTTGGTAAAGTAATAGCATTTCCACCCCAAGTAACTTGACCTGCATTTAAAGCAGGATACAAAGCATTAGAATCATATATCCTGTTTTGTTGATATGGTTGACCACCTCCACTTTTACTTTCTTTACTTGGATTTAATTGAATTACACCTTGATTGCACCCAGTATCTAATGTTTGAGCCACTCCTTTACCTACTCTTCCTCTTCGTGTTTCGCTATTTGGAACACTAAAATTGATAGAATCACCAATTCTTGCTGCTTCATAACCTTTAGATGTAGCAGATTTGACTTTAAAATCATCAACAAAAATATCATCAATAATCTTTTCACTCAAAAAATACTTCTCATCAACCTCATCATCCAACACATCCTTGAGCCTCTTGGTGAGATGCTCTTCTCGTGGGAATTGAAATCGATTATCAGCATGATCTCGGATGCCAATCAAGAATATTCGTTCACGATTCTGCGGAACTCCGTGATGCTTTGCGTTAATAACTTTCCAATATAAATGGTAAGGAACTGAATCCTCATATGGGAATAACACAGGCACTCCGTTGACTGACTTACCTCCAAGCATATTGCACCACTCCTGAAATGTTCTGCCACCATCATCAGAAAGCAATCCTCTGACATTTTCAAAGATAAAGAATCTCGGTTTGTTTACCTGAATGAATTCGTGTGAGTTGAAAAACAAGATGCCTCGTTTGTCATCCTTTCCGAGTCGCTTCCCAGCTAATGAGAATGCTTGGCAAGGTGGTGAGGTCATATAGATGTCCAAAGACTCGGATGAAATCTCTCGGTCATAGACATTGGTCGGATAATATTCAGGCTCACCATAGTTGTGGATGAACGTCTCACGAGCGAACTTGTCCATATCACAGGCGAAAACTTCCTTGTATTCTACACCTAATCTTTTTAGAGCTTGGTTAAATGCACCTACTCCACTAAAATCGCTTCCTACTCTTAACATAGCGTGTTCGTGTTTTTATAGGGTTATTGATTCCTCAATCCATTGGCGAAAGGCTCTCTGCAAATCTACTTGCTCTTTCCATACTTGCTCTGCGTGTTGTTCGTCTATTCGTAGAACGCTACGATCTGCCTTTTCTATCTCAGCTACTAACATATTGGCTTTGTTTTTTAGTCCTTGACGAAACACGGATTGATCGTTGAGGTCTTCAATGAAGTCTGCTAATACTGGCAGAAACGCTGCTAAAGCAACTAACTTTTTTTCTCTTTTCATAATTGTTCGTGTATATTGTTAAATTTAATTTGGTTTTCAAGTTCGTTTTTTATTCGTGTCAGCTCAATGTTTCGATTGGCTAAAATCGTATTCTCTCGGCTCAATGAAATAGCGTGTTCGTATAGGTTAGTAAGAAAGCTGATTGCTTCTAATAACTCCTCTTCTGATTGCTCTGATCCTTTAATGTAGTCAGTTGCTTCAGGTCTTGTTTTTAAGATGTTCTCTCGTGCGTTTTGGATTCGTTTTTTGATAGTCCAAAGGTTTGCGCCTGTTTTGATTTTTTGTAGTCCGATGTCCATAGTTTAAATTTAAAGTCCGCAATATCCTGAATCGCAATCGTTGAAATCATCGTCAAATAAGTCCAACTGCAATTTGTGTGTTTTTATCTTTTCGTAAGTAACTCCGCTTTTGAATGTACATCCGTTTTTCTGCTCCATACGCATAAACCAATCGAATTGCTTTTCGTCTCTTTGACTCATATGCTTTAAAAATATCTCTGAGCGGTGGAAGCATCCTACACAGTTATTTTTGTAGGCAAATCTAACAGGTTTATCTTGCCAGTAGTTCTCAACTGTATCTTTAAAAATGCCGTCTTCAATTAGCGGAAAGCGTGCAGTTCTATACGGAAGTTCTTTCCATTTGTTACGTCCGTTTTTTTCTCCAACCTTAAACTTAAAACTTTCAATACCGTCAACTGCTCGCTCAATCATTGTTTTGGCGCGGCTCATTTCATTGGCTCTAAATCCTATTCGCATCTCTACAGGCAATTCCGTGTTATCGTAGCACCATTGTGCAATTGGTTTAACTTTCATATCCGTAGTGCAAAAACGAGTCATTAAATTGGGTAAATATCCCGAATGTTTTTCAATAATATCTTCAAAAGTTTTATCAGAAAGCCAAATAATCTCTTGTCCTATGTACTGCTCTAAATCAAGCATTGTGTAAATGATAGTATCCTCTTCAAGCGTTCCGATGAACTCGTGTCCGATTCTATCGCTTACAATTTGACGGACTTTAGAGTCAGGAAACAATACTCTGACATCGTTAGTTCTTACCAATGAAAATAAGTTGTAGTCAGCAGGATAATTTGCAGCGATGTAGCTTGATGTTTTACCACCGCTTAGTGAGTTTACTGTCTTCATTAGAAAGGGTTTTGATTTGCTAATCTACGGAGTTTCTCTGATGTGTTCATTAACTCGTCAATGTGCTTTTGTACTTCTTTAGGGCGATGAGGTGCTAAAGGGTCTACTCCGTTTATTTCAAAGCCGATGCCTGAGTTAAAATTACAATACACTGGCTCGTTAAGTGCCGTATGTTTACCTCCTGTCTCAGTATCTTTTACTTTCTCAACACCTACCCAAGTTATGAACTTCATTGTTTCGTGTTTAATTAGCCTGTGTATTACAAACATATCATCGCAGCGGTTCAAAAAGGCTTTACCTCCTTCAATGTGATCCTTCAAAGGAGGCTTTAAATGCCCTTTCCATTCTCCGTCCTGATATAGGTTTGCGCTTCTACCACTTTCAGAGTTTGGATGCGTGTTGATGTAGATTGTCATTCCTGTTTGATTTACAAATTGTCTTGCTCGGTTCATAAATTCGTAATTACCTGCAAAGCTCATCTCTCGGTCAAGTCCAGTAAAAGGGTCAATCAATCCTACATTCGCTCCGCTTTGTTTAAATAGCTCTAACACCTCATCGGGTTTATATAGCTTAGTGTTATCTATAAACACGAATGACTGCTCCAAGAATGCAAGGTCTCCGCTGATTTGTGAGTGACTTAATTTACTGAAGTGCTTACCCCTGTACATTTGAATCATATCTCTAAGGATTTGACCCTTCTGATTTTCGCCTGACCAAATGCAGAACGTAAGATTGTGTTTTAGTGCTAAGGTTAAAAAGTACCAATTTATCCAAAACGTTTTCCCGACATTGTCGTGTCCTAAAATGATGTTTAGTTGCTTTGGTTTAAATCTTAAATGCTCATCAAGGAAGCAGTCAAGTCCAAGACCTTGTTTTATTTTACCATCTCTTACATCCAGTAGGTACTGAAGTGAGTCTCCTTGTTTACTTAACATAGTCCTAATTTACGTGCTAACAATAATTCTTTAGGCTCTTCAGCTTCGGAAGTCTTTTTGTTTTTAGAGAGCCATTTACTTGCGGTCAAATATAAAGAACTATATTTTTTATTGCCTTTAAAATTTTCAATAGAATCTAACACCTCATCAATATCGTCAATAGAATATTTAGTTAAGAGTTTTTCTACATCAGCGTTTTTTATAGACAAGTGAGCGAAGCTCCTATATATATCATTATCATTAACATTAACATTATCAGCTATTTTTGCTATACCATTTATGCGTTTGCTATCGTTTGCTATCGTTTGCCATTCATTCGCATCGTTTGGCATCTCTTTCCATCGTTTGTTAGCTCCTGCTAAACCTGCCTCACTTCGTTTAACTCGCTTTTCTTCAAATAGTTTTAAGTCACGTTTCAACTGTTGCTTAATTGGTTCAAAAGCTATCTCTACAATTAAATCATCACTCTTGGGATTTTCATCGCTAACGTATGAGTAAATGTGTTTGATTAACTTACCTGCAATCTCATCAGGTAGTTTGTTAAATAAGTCCTTTTGATCAACGTAAAGGATAAACGATTTTTTGTCTTTTGCCATTGCAATGTTTATGTAAAAAAAAACCCTCATTTCGTCAGTAGCCTTCGACCTCTACTTCTGAAACAAGGGTAATAATACCTTTAGGATTTATAATGTCGAAGGAATCCTGTACAAACATAACGTTATTTATCTAAATATGTTGCTCTTGTGGAAAACTTTTCTGATGATCATATCTACCTTCGTGATTCCAGCGTCTTATTCTACGTAGCTTCTCTAAGTTTGTGGCTTTGTTTATGTCCTCAAAGATATTCCGTCTTTGTCTCGTAAACGTCAAAGGCTCTGCCATTAGTTGTACGCAACTTTCAGTCATCTTCTGATACAATCTATCGGTCTTCAACTCTTCGTGTTTGCGTATCGAATGCAACACGGTTGAATGGTCTCGGTTGAATAGCTTTCCTACTTCTCCTAAAGTTAGCTCCTGAGAGCGATACAATGCCCAACAAAGGTAATGCCTCCTAAAGACGTAGAACTGCTCTCTGCTGCGTCCGTTTAAGCCTTCTGACTCAATGTACTCTCTTACTTGTTCTATGTTCATTTAAAATAGTTTTTGTTGGTTAGTATGGTTCTTTATTCTTTGTATCGCTTTTTCGTAGTATTCAGCATCAAGTTCGCAAGCAGTAAACTCGAAGCCGTAGTCGTGGCAAGCTATTGCGATTGAACCTGAACCAAGATGAGTGTCAAGTATTTTATCGCCTTGCTTTGCGTATTTGTCAAGAATCCATTTGTAAAGTGCAATAGGTTTTTGTGTTGGGTGTATTCGTGTTTCTTTATTTTTCATATCGCCTTGCAACATTCCTTGCCATTTAAAATTAAATAACCTAACAGCAGTATCTAAATTAGTCCAAGCAAGTTCACAATCTGCAAAACGATTTTCTCCATTTATTTTATTCCATACTATCCAACAACTGCTATTTGCATTTGGTATGTTTTCAATAAAATGATTACCGCCCCAAATTATTACGTTTTTTGAAATACGTATTAATTCAATAAAATATTCTTTTTTAGGTGCATTTTGATTCCATAACTCTTTATGGTATTTTTTTTGTTTAGATACACCCCCTCCTTTTCCTGAAAGATATCCTCCTACAATATTTAAACTTCCATAAGGGGGGTCAACTATTGCCAAGTCAAAGTAGTTATCGGGATAACGAGCCATCAACTGCATATTGTCCTCGCAAGTAATGGTTATTTTGTCGGTTACTTTCATAGCGGTGTTACTTTAAATCGTCCGTCATTATATCTACCTGTTTCAAGTAAGTCCATCTTCTTCCAGTAAGCTAAACTCTTTGAAGTGAATATCCACTCTTGGACTACTGCCAATCCTACTTGGTATGTTAGTTTAAATCTCATATCTCGTTTATTTTTATTTTACAAATTCGTTTATATAAATCAAAGTCAAAGTTATCCCAGTATCGGTTTAATTGGTAGTCTCTAAACAAACCAAGTGCCTTCTTCGTGTGGGTTAAAGTTGTAA